CAGTATGGGATTTCTTTATGGCATGGGGCGAATATCGTTATAAAATGGCCAAGCGTAATGGCTACATGATGTACTAACATGATTACTTACAGAGTTCTTTTTGATCAAGAGTTGCCCAAGTACGCTGTGTTCTTGAAACAACGCTCAATGGGCTCATTAAGCATTTATTTCGGGCATGCAGTTACCAACGAACGCATTGACATGCTAGTAGATGACATGGTGGCTAAGCCCGATATGCATCACGTTGTAGTTGCAGAAGACGTTGATGGCGAAATTGTTGGCACTGTACACATTGCACACATGAACGATCACGAAGTTGAGTTTGGTGTTATGGTTGCAGAAGGCTATCGCAAACAGGGCATTGCCAGTGGGCTAATGGACTATGCAATGACTTGGTCCCGTAATAGAGGCTACACAGACCTTTATATGCATTGCTTAAGCTACAATGCACCAATTAAACACCTTGTGACAAAACACGGGCTAGCAATTAGCCGTGACGGGATCGAAAGTGATGCCCGTGTTACACTGCCACCCACTAATATCTTTAGTATTGGGCACGAAATGGTATTGCGTCAACGTAATGTTATGAACGCTACAATGAATCACACAATTCAAAGTTTCCGTAAGGCGCTAGCGTTATAAATACAAAACTGTGAAAAGTTTTGAATTAGATTCTACTCATGAAAGCCGTCCAGTTGTTTACTTAGACATGGATGGTGTACTCGCGGACATGTTTGGAGAAGTAGCCAAACGAGAAGGTGCTCCGCATTGGCGCAAGGCCCGTAAGATCAAAGATCGCATTGATCAAGTTGCAAAAGAACCGGGCTTTTTTGAAGAACTACCACCTTTACCTAACGCGGGTAAATTAGTACGTGGAGTGATAAAGCTAGCAGGGCATTTTAGTATCCTGTCTAGTCCACTGATGAGCAGGGTAGAGCAAAGCAGCGAAGAAAAGTCCCAGTGGATCGATCGCTACATGAGCAAATACCCAATCGAAGGCGTTATCTTTGACCACCAAAAGGAAAAGTTTGCTAGACAAGCAGACGGAACTCCTAACATTCTAATTGACGACTTTGCATCTAACATTAAGCTGTGGGAAGCAAATGGCGGTATTGGTATTCTGTACGAAGATGGCAAAGTGGATCAAGTGCTACGCACTCTAAGCTACGCACTTGATGGACTAATTCCCGTAGACGAACCTGAAACTGAAGACGATGCAATCGTCACTACCGATTCAGTTAGCAACAAACTCTACACAGATAAACAAGTTCTAAAATATGTTAAAGGTATTCACCACGAATATCATTTAGAAAAGCCTATTACCAAGCACAAGGTATGGGTGTTACGTAATGTTCCGCTAGGCGAATTAAAAACTCCTGAGTTTTATGACCAAGACGATCCTTACCGCAGAGTGATTGATCTTGATTGGGATCACATCAGCAACATCTCTGCCCGGGACATTAAACGTAGACCAGTTGTTGCAGACGAAAACGGGTGGTTGCTAGATGGTAATCACCGATTTACTGCGGCCCGTGCCAAGGGGTTGGATTCTATCCCGACTCTAGTCCCCTACACTCCTGAATAATTTCGTTTTTCGAGATTAGAAATAAATACGCATATTAAGGTTTTCAATATGCTGTCACATCTTCGCGCCAATAATTTTTCTAATCACTTTCTACGCTTTGTGGATCAAGATCCAGTCCACAGTTTAACTGAGCAACGAAACCTTGAACGAAGATGTCGATTTGATCGCAACATATTTTTCTTAATTGAAGACGATAATCCTGTTGCTGTACTATGCGTTGCATTCACAAAGGGGTTACCTGATGATATTGCGGATATACTTGACCTAGGCAGCCCTGTTAATTTGTTTGCAGACCATGCAATCTTTTACAGTGTGTTTCGCACTGACAAGCCTTGCACTGTACAAAATGCAGGAGCAAAGTTAATCCGTGAAGCAGCACAATGGATCAAGGCCAACATGCCACAAATCACAAATTTTGTGACTATGAGTCCTATTCCAAACCTTAGTGCTCACTTTCCTGAGCCACCAAGTATGGAAGCCATTATGGAATTTTTACAGGCCCAACGTGATCCTGTTGCTAAGTTCCATATTCGCAACGGTGCCCGAGTATTGCGTACTATCCCTAATGCAGACTCTAGTGAAAAGCGTAAAGCACAGAGCTTTGGGCACATGGTTAACTACGACTACACTCCAAACATTATAGGCACACAAGATTCAATAAATAACTGATATTGGTTATTTTATGTTTCTAAATGAACTGTTTGAAAAAGATGTAGACGAAGGCTGGAAAGACTGGGCCGCTGGTGCTGCTATAGGCGCTGCTGCCCTAACTACACCCCCTGCTACTGCTAAAGTAATGCCGCAACAACCTGTTGCACAAGTGCAAAAAGCCGATCAAGGCATTAACCTACTAAGCAATCACATTGCAGCAGAAGAAACTCTTCACCGTGCAGCAAAAGCAGCGGGCATAAAAGGCACAGAGCTAGCACAGTTTATGGCACAAACAAGACACGAAAGTGCAGACTTTGCCCGCATGAAGGAAATTGGCGGCAAGAAGTATTTCCATAATCGCTACGATCCAAAGGTTGCTCCTAAGACTGCTAAGATTTTAGGCAACAAACAAATGGGAGACGGTATTAGATATCATGGCCGTGGCTTTATTCAAATTACAGGACGAGATAACTACCGCATGGCAGGTCAGGCACTAGGTCTACCACTAGAACAGAAACCAGAATTAGCAGCAGATCCTAAAGTTGCTGCTAAGATTGCGGTTTGGTATTGGAAAACCCGAGTCAAACCTTATGTGCATAACTTTGCTGATACCGCAGCAGTAACTAAATTAATTAACCCCGCTATGCGTGGGCTCCAAGATAGACATTCTCATTTCTTGGATTACAAAAGAATCTTATGAGAGCAAAAGAATTTTTAGATAAACCGACACTGTCTGCCGAGCAGGTTGCAAAGAAACATGGTGTTAGCATTGAGTATGTTAACCAGCAACTAGTTGACGGGGTTAAGCACGAGCACGAACACACCAGTAATTCAGCTATCGCTAGAGAAATTGCTCTAGACCACTTAGGTGAAGATCCGGACTACTACAAGAAACTAACCAAGGTAGAAAAAGTAGACGAAGATGACATGTTCGCTGCACCTAAGGTCACTGCACGTAAACTAGCAGCATTGATGCAAGCCGGCAAAGAACTGTGGGTTAAAGATTCTCGCAATGATGTTTGGAAAATCAACAAGATTGAGCAAGATCCTTTACAACCCAAGCGTTGGTTAGCACGTTGGGATTACGGTGAGTTTGTTGTAGGCGATGACGAATACAAGTTAGACGTACTCGAGCCAGACGAGTCAGCTTATATGTTGAGACCGGTGCATCGCTTTGCCGAGTCAGAAGATGACATGTTTGCTACAAAAAAGAAATCAAACTTATCGCATGTTAGCACACACAATCTAGTGGCCCTCTTGCAAGCGTTAAGCGATGAGGAGTACGGGGCATACAAAGGAAAAGCAACGCTAATTAAACTGGAATTAAAACGTCGTGGCGTGCCGCTTCCGGATGACGTTGCGGCATTAGACGAGTCAGAAGATGACATGTTTGCAGCAGGCCCATCTGCACTAGTACGTGCAAAGCACCTACTGGACAAATCAAAGTCAGTGTACATTGAACATCCCTATTACGACGAAGTGCTGCCAGTCTTTAGTATCTATGTTGATGAAAACACTCCGCATCGATATAGCGATTCGGTAACTGTTCTTCTTAAGAATTGGCGTCACCTTGAGCATGAAGTTAACGCAGATGAGTGGACCCTAGCACCATTTGCCAATGGGTTTGTGCTTAAAAAGAAAGCAACAAATGAAGACGCAGAAGTTCTAGACGAAGGTGCTAGCAGCGTTCTATATCATTACACCAGCCCTAGTCCTGCATTGCGTATATTGCAAAGCGGCAAGTTTGAATTAACCAGCAGCGTTGGTAGCCCATCGGAAGCAAAGATTGCTCCTAAGGGTTATCCTTACTACCTAAGTACCACACGCAGCAAGGTTGGTGACTATCACGCACGAACTCCAGGTTCCCATGCTGTTATGTTTGTGTTAGACGGAACTAAGATTGCTCACAATTACAAAGTAAAGCCAGTGGATTACTGGGAAGGCATGTGGACCCGTGACAACTCTAATGAACGTACACGCGAAAGCGAAGACCGCGTTTACAGCAAGTCACCACAAATACCAGCAATTGAATTTATCAAAGAGATTCACCAGCTGGTAAGTGACCAAGACGATTACCGCAGCCCGGTGATTCGCAACATGGCTATTTTGGCCAAGCGCCAGGGCATACCAGTTTACTTCTACGCCGACACCCAAAGCTGGTTGTTGCAAGCCCCTAATCGTAGATTCACAGTGTCACAATTGCCACAACGATTCAAAGGCCCAATGAAACAGGGATGGGCTCGTAGTAGTAGACGTATTACTCCACTGGAACAGTGGGTAGAGTTGCTGTACAAAAAGAACAAGAGTGAATTAAGCCAAGAAGCTAGCGAATTAAGACACAATCTTGTATACTACGGAACACGTTACCCTCTAGAGGATAACCAACTCGGTATCGAGCTAGCAAACGCACGTAAGCCAAACGAACCTAACCGTGCTCTTGCTGATCGTATAATCCAATACATGCGTAAACATAATCTAAGCACTGTGGATCTCAAGAACGCCATGGTTGCAAAATGGGAAAAAGCAGCATAAATACATTGTCAATCGAAAACAGGAGATTTTCAATGAAGAAGTTTTTAACAGCAATGGCTCTCGTGGCTGTTGCTTTTGCTGCAAACGCTTGGGACCAACGGGCCCCACTACCAGTAGAACAATGCCAAGTTCATAGCCCATACGGTTGGGCACAAACATCCCGTGTAGCAACACCGATTTGCCGCGAAGGTTACCTGGTTGCATATGACGCACCAGTTAAAATTCCAGTATACGTTGCATACACCCTGCAACCACAAAATGCATTAGGATGCTGGCCACGTACTAACGCATTTGTGGCAGATGCTAGTTTAAATGGCACTGGCGCTCGACCCGATGACTATGCCGGCACTGGCTACGACAAAGGACATGCTGCTCCAGACGGAGACTTATCGTACAACCAAATGGTAGAGTATGAAAGTTTTTTAATGACAAACATGTATCCACAGCATGGCAGCTTAAACCGTGGAATCTGGAAGTTACTGGAAACTTCGGTACGTGGTTGGGCAGTACAAACGAACCAAAGCTATACCATATACGTTGGAGCTATGTATGGCGCTGGTGACGAATCGTTTAAAGGTATCATTGTGCCACATGGTTACTATAAAATTGTAATCAACAATGCCACTGGCGAAGTTGCTGGATGGAGATTCCCGCACACTAAACCTTATGTTAACTTGGGTAACGACTTAACCAAGTTCCGTGCAATGATTTCTGCTATTCAAAGTGAAGCAGGTGTACAGTTTGCTTTTCCGCCAAACGCAAGGGAAATAACCCCAGGTACAGAATGGGCAGTCAACTTTGGTGCATTAACCAATGCTAAACGTGCCAAGTGTAAGGGATAATCCTTAGTACTACACCCCGCTTCGGCGGGTTTCTCTTGACTGTAAATTCGCAATATCATACAATATGGTATGAAGATTGTAAAAACCCACAAGAACTGGAAACTGCATCAGTATGGCTATCCTGTAGCACTTCGTTGGCAGTGTCGTGGGTTACCTAACGAGTATTACAAAATTCTCGAATGGTTGAATGAAAATAGAGGGCAAGAGGCTTTATTCAGTTGGCATCACGAAAATCCAAACTACCAATGGTGTAGAGATTACGGTAGAGCCAAACGCTGGCAAGATGCGCCGCCCACATTTATTGGGTTAAGAAGCGAAGCCGATGTATCATTAATTCTTTTATCTGCGAACTTACATGGAACTGTTTAAGATTGTAAAAGTACATAGTCGGATGAAGCTGCACGAATACGGATTCGTGACTGCAATACGTTTCAACAACTACACCAAAGAAGTTTCGGAGTTTGAAGCAAAGTTGCGTAATACCTACGGCGCAGAGTCGTGGTCGTACAATGAAGGATTTTGGAAAAGTCATTGGAGCAAAGGTTCGTATACTTCTACACCCGACGGATATAGTCAAGAATGGAATCGCCCATACTTTATCGGATTTCGCAATCACGCAGACATTTCGGCAGTATTATTAATGTTATGAGAACTTGGAAAGTAGCACACACATCTGATACCACTAACGGTAAGAAAGTCATCACTCGATATTTTGTAACCGATGCGGAAACAAACGACGAGCTCGATGTCCGTCCCGTTGTTGCAGAATTCCCAATCAGCCAAAAGTTTGACCAAGAAACCCAAGAGGCAAGGGCATACGCCTATGCTACCTACATGGGTAAAATTGAAGAAGCAACAAGACAAGCATACGAAAACAATCAACTACTTGATATTTTAAAAGCATGAGAGATTTAAATTGGTACCTTAAATGGATTGCCACTGCTATACTAATTGCGGGCACAGCAGTCAATAGCCTCGGATACTATCCTGAAGGACCAATTATCCTTGCAATTGGTGGTATTTTGTGGCTGATTGTTAGCATTAGATGGCGCGAACCTAGCCTGATTGTGGTTAACAGTGTTATGACAGCCACAGGCATAGCAGGATTAGTTGCAAAATACTTTAATTTGTTGTAAAAATACAACACTTTTCGGTTGGGCTAAATTACCAAATGCTGTATACTTAAGACTTGTTAAACTAACTCAATGGAGTAAAACAATGCGTCTACAAACTTTAGATACCAAGGAAGCAGCAAACAAACGTGGTGCAATCGCTGACATCATTCGCCGCAACGAACTTGGTTGGCTCACGTATAGCAAAGCCAAGCGTAAAGATGCAAACGCAGTTCGTGGAGAATTGCAAAAGGTGTATGCTGCAACCGTTTATGCACCGCAGCCGCGAGATCACTTTATTGCTATCAAAGTAGCAGGTGCTGCTCCAGCAGTTAAAACAAAAGCCGGTCTCAAATCACTCGAGACTCAATTGCTTGCAGAAGGTGTGGAAATTGTTCCTACCAACTTGGGCGTCATCTACCGTATCCCACGCTAATATGTCGAAACGTTTTTTCTACGTCTACGAAGATCCAGACTACATCGACGAGCTCGAAGCTGATGAAGAATTAGCAGAGCTTGCCGAAATGGATCAATTTCATCAACAGTCAAATAAGGAGCATGAAAATGCGTAATCTACTAGTTGGCTTTGTGCTTGGCATCATTGTTGCAACAGTTGGCTTTGGCGGTGTTGCCCGAATCCTTGACAATGGTGTGAGTGCAGTTAAAACTCACAGCAAAGAACTCGCCCAGTAAATGGGCAAACCCTGTTCGTATTATAGTTGACATAAATCCATTTGTCAACTATAATTCGAATGTGTCCAGTGTGTGGACATTTCAACAATCCTTAATGGAGTATTTCGAAAATGACTAAACTTTTTAAAGTTGGTGGTGTTAGTAAAAGCAAAGGTGGTTACAAAGTTCGTTTCGCAACTGATATGACCCGCGTCAAGATCTTGGCAAAGACAGACAGCGACATTCAATTGGTGGAGCTGCCTTCTGAGATGGACAAGCCTGCATTGGTTACATATCTCAAAACAACCGAGCTGTATGCAAACCCTACATACAAAGAAGCCATTGACAATGCTGATGCAAAGTACAATGCAGTGGCAACCGTCAAGGTCAAGAAGGAAAAAGCAGCACCAAGCCTTGAAGCAATCAAAGCTCGTGCAGAAGCAGCAAAAGACGCAGCGTAATAAACGCTCGCCCGTGGAAAAGGCAATCTTTATGGTTGCCTTTTTTGTTGGCTAAATATTCCTATAGTTATAGGAAAATATATGTCTATCAAAGTTACACGAGTAGATACTTGGCCAGTGTCAACAGATTTTAACCGTCCGTACATTAAAGAAGAAAACAAAGCACTATATGATCAGCAGGAAATTATCTTCGAGAAATATAGAGATTCAACTAGAGTTTCGGAGAAAACTAGAGTCGTAAAAGACAATCAAATCGAGTTAACATTTACTAGCTATTTTAAATCACTAGAGGATTTTGACGCTTTTAGGGCAGAGTTAACTACCCTTAGAGAGCACTTTATGAATTTGCCCGATGACCACAAGCCCGCTAACCGAGGGTTATATAGAACTATTACTGTAACCGACACTACCACTGACGCTGTTCTCCGGGAAATTACGTATACCCCCGAAGACAACTGGTACGAAGATAAATAATTTTAGCAGCAGCGCCTGCACTTTCCCCACATTTACAAGTTTACTCCTGCATTTATTTGCACCGTAAACTTGCCACGTTCAAATATGCAAAACACAGATCTTAATCTAAAACCATTAACCTGGAAATATGGCGTTATGGCACCACCAGATGCTAAAAGACCAACTTGCCGAGTACTTTATTCTCTCGACGGAGTTACTGGCAAACCTGCAGAGGATCAAACTGATTTAGTTGACTGGCTAATTGTTATAGCCTACGAAACAGAAGGAAAATAATGGACCCGAAAATATACGAAAATAGAGCCAAGTACACATCATTGCCGCTGGATTTCCAATACCAAGATGCAGGCGAATATCAAAGCAACTGGGAATACCTAAAAGATAAATTTAGTAATTACCACTTTGATAAATGGAAAACCGAGCACGAAGGAGAATGGTTTAATAATCTTGGTCGATTTGAATTTAGTGATCAAGACAAAATAGAAATCTCCGAATTACTGCCTTGGTTTGAGAATGAGTCAAAACAAGTGGGGTGGAACGAACTAACTACCAAACAAGCTCACCCAGGGTTCCCTGGTGGCATTAGTCCTATGTTTTCACAAGAGGAACACGACCGAAATACGTTTGGCGGTATCGAATTTACTCAAGTTGTACCGGAGCCAAAGATTGCCGAGATCCCAGTATTAAAGAAAATGGCCGAGTACTGGAAACTAAAAAGGTGCCGCACTCGAATTCACACTCAATTTCCAGGGCAAACTTTCCCCATGCATATTGATAAGTTATGGCATCGTTATCCGGCACAGCCGCAGAAGTTAATTAGAATGATTGTCCATTTGCAGGATTATGAACCCGGACAATTGATGCAGTACGGCAACTACATTCATACAGGGTGGAAACAGGGAGATATCCACTGTTTTGACACCTTAAACGTACCGCACGGAACAGTTAACATGAGCCGATTCCCTCGCACTATTTTTGTTCTTACCGCAGTGCGAACGGACGAATCGGATGCTATATATCTCAACAGCAACCCAAACACTATTCATAAAATCAATGATTAAACATATACTCACTTCAATTTTATTTGCAGTATGTTCAATGTCTGCAAATGCATTCGACGCACTGCCCAAGACCGTACAGGTTATATTGCCATACGGAGCCGGAGGCGTTGCAGACATGCAGTTTCGACATCTCCAACACTATTTCAGTGAACGCGGAACTAATCTAGTAGGTGTCTATAAACCTGGAGCAAACGGTATCATAGCAATGCAAGAATTAACTCGCAGCGCCAAGGATGGCACCGTTATTTCACTAACAGCAGCAGGTATAGTTGCTAATGCCGAATTGCAATTAAAAACTACCGTTGCTGATCCGCTTACTATCACCGGAATCACAATGCATGCTATTGTGACTCATCCCGATAGTCGATACAATACGCTTGCAAGTTTTGAAAAAGCGTTACGCAGCCAAGACCCGGATCTTAACATTGGATACCATGCTGTAGGAAATCTGCTGGTTATGGATCAATATTTTTCAAGAATTGGTGCCATGCCGGGCCCAACTAGAGTCCCGTACAAAACTTCAGTAGATTCCTCAACTGCGGTTATCGGAAAACATCTGCAGACTGCCATGATACCGTTGGCAGTTGCTATGCCGTTGAGCAAAGATGGTAAATTAAAGATACTTGCAGTAGCTGGCCCTCGTACAGTAGTACCACCAAAAGGGGTTACTAGTTTATCGACCAGGTGGAGCGATTGGCGCCATTTAGATGCATTCATGCTTGCAGCACCGACTGGATGGTCTGCACAAACAACAGAGGCATGGCTCTCTGCTCTCGAAACATACTTTAAAGATTCACACACCAAAGAATTTTATAATAAAGAATACCTAGGTAGTGAAGTATTTGGGCCGCCAGCTGCAAGGGTTATGATTGTCAATGCTCGTCGTGATGTTGAACGGACGTTAGTTCAACCAAGATAATCTAGTGAGTTGTTGACATCCATTTATAATAAGTATATAATATAAGTTATTGCTGTATGAAGCAGATAAAAATGGATCCAAGAAGAGGCTTCGAGGCCTCCAGGTCCACCAAAAGGAAATTGACACGGTGTACAACGTGCGTCACGGCGTCAAGCATACGGTTCGGACATAAGAGCCGAAATTCAGTTTTCTTTTGATGGGCCTGACATGGTGATCGATTGGGTCAGGAGTATTGAAGTGGACAGCTCGGCAAAGCAGAAGCCGTTAGGGTTGGGGATTCCCGGCCGTAGAAGCAAAAAACGTAAATGCAAACGACGAACAGTTTCTAATGGTAGCCTGATAAAGGCTTCCGGGGCAGCTATGCCTTGCAACAGGAAATAGTAATAGGGGCTTCGGCCCCTATTTTCTAATTACATACTCTATTCTATGAAAAAATTCTTTTGTCCTGCACCGTGGCGATCTTTGTTCTACCATGTCGATCAATCGTCTGTGTGCTGCATTAGTTCAAAGAAGTTTAGCATGAGTCCAATAGAGTTTAGAAATAGTGATTACCTCAAAGATTTAAAAACTAAATTTTTAAATAACGAGTTTGACGAAACTTGTGGAGGATGCAAGTCACTCGAGGACGCAGGTCTGCAAAGTATAAGACAGCACCTACTTGCACTATACGGTAAGACCACAGTTGACCAACTTGATTATATGGAGCTGAGAGCAAGTAATCTTTGTAATTTTCAGTGCAAGATGTGCAATAGTGAAAACAGCTCTCTCATTAGTGGCTCAGTTAACACCGTGGCAGATTCTGATTGGGATGAGATACTTACCATGTCAGAGAATCTAAAGTTCCTTACATTAACTGGTGGCGAGCCAATGTTAATCAAGCACTACTATCAGTTACTAGATCACTTGATAGCTAAAGACAAAACAGACATTAACTTGCGAGTCTACACCAATGCAAGTGTGTATAATCACATATTTGTTGAGAAGCTGCTGAAATTTAATACAACATTAAATCTCAGTATCGACGGAGTAGGACGAACAGCAGAACTGCAACGCACAGGAACAGTCTGGCCTGTGGTCGCACATAACATAGACAAATTTTTAGAATTACCTTTAAATATAAAATTTCATACCACTCTCACAAACATTTCAATCATGGACGTACACTCGTTGGCCGAATACTTCTCTAAAATTTTAGCAAAGTACCCGAGCTGTAGATTTATTGCACACACTGCCAATTCTCCGTCCCAGCTATCGATACACAATCTTGCGGCCCCTTTATGCAACCCAGCATTAAGCAGTGTATCTCGGGCACTAGATTTGCTAGAAGGCCCGCAGTTTAGTCAATTAAGAGAACAATTGGAAGCACATCGTGTAATTTTGGACCAACGTGTCAACAAAAGTTAGCTCTAGAACGTTGTATATATGTTAAGGAGATCTGTATGCAATGCTCAGATTCAAAACCAGCAAAGTATGAAACTGTTACCTTTAGTAGAACGTGGATGTTCCATTGTGGTAACTGCGATGTTAAACGTTCGACCCCTTGCAAAACCTGCAAACATTTTGCTCAAACACTTGCAAAATAAATCTAACTCCTATATAATACACACATGCGCCAGAAGCTGTATGGATAGCAAGAGCTTCTAAAACTCCTGGTAGCAGGTTCAAGTCCTGTCTGGCGCACCATAGTAGAATACATTGTAAGCCGTTAGTGGTTGAGCCTGAACGAGCACACAGTATTCCTGGGATAGCTGGTCGCAGCCGAGGTAACGCTCATCGCCACAACCAGTGTATTCTACTATGGTGACTATATTGAAGTGTTCTAAAGGAGCAGACCGTTGCACAACTCCGCGGTAAGTGATAGTGGACTTAGCATGCAGTAGAGCATTTCAATTTGGTTACGCAGTAAAAGACAGCACGGTAAGGATGGCGCCCGTGGCGAAAGGAACTTGGTTTATAGGACCAAGGTAACGAGGAAACTCAAATTATCCCTAGCCTAAGTTACGATCATCCCTTCTAGCAGTCGGGAAAAAGTGCAAACGCGAAAGCGGTCAGTATAGGTTGGCAATGTATTGCATATTGGGTTATGCTTACGAAACCGTTGTAAAACTGGCAAGTGAGGAATACACCGGAACCCAAGACTGCTACTGCAATTTATAAAGGAAAAATATGCAAGTAATGCACGACAGAGTTCTAATCAAGAAACTCGACCCCGATACAAAATCTGCTGGTGGCATTGTGCTAACCAGCTCAGTTACCCCAGTCTACGAAGCCGAAGTTGTGGCAGTAGGCAACGGTAAACCAGTTAAAGATGGCACTCCTATTCCTCTTACGGTTAAAGCCGGCGATCGGGTTATTTACAATCCCTCTGCTACTATTACAGTAACAGTTAAGGGCGAGACCTTGCTGGTTATCAAAGAAGAAGAAATTTTTGCAATCCTTGACAACGAGTAATGGATTACTTACTACGCAATGCCCTAACAGAGTCTGATATCGAGTTTCTTAACGAAACAGATATAAACTTTGAACTGGTTAACACACATGGTCTCAAACCCGAGTCCAGTATGTTTGACAGTGGGTGGCGCGATATGGCAACTGAAGAACGTATTGTTCATCATCTCGATCGTGTGGTGTTTAGAAATGTTACAGCAGCACAGTACACATATCTACAACTTCGCTATCGAGATCGCCTAAATGAATTGACAGACGGCCTTAAAGGCATATATAATATTACAACGACATAACAAAGGATTATTTCCTTTTGTAAACTCGTCCCAACATCCAGCCTTCCTCAAGCTCAAATACCATTTTAGATGTAACCCCATTGTTAATCCAGATTTTGTTTTTCTGAGATGGCGGAATTGGTTTAAGAAGGCGGCCAGTTTTCCATCCAACTGGGACTGTTGAAATATCCTTTGCACATCGTTCAATAGTTCCATTGTTTACCCATACGCCGTCTTTACCACGTGGGTTATTGGCCTTACGCATATTTGCAATAGCAGCTGGCGATTTTGGTCTACGCATTTTACGTTTTGTTTCATCTGAATGTTTATATCCAATTGGGCCAGTGCCACCATCTCCCTCCTCCGGTTTTAGATTTGCCCAGGTGTTACTATTAACAACGTCCCAGAGATTACTATAGTATAGGCCCCATATTCGTACTTCGTCATTGGTCTGACATTCTAATAGAATTTCAGTACTAACATCGTTGCCGTACTTTTTAAGATGACTGGTCCATCTTACTCCCGATCCTCTGTATTTGAACGGATCTCTTATTGTTTTTCCAAGATATTTTAGCCCAGTTTGATTGTGGGTTTTAACGTATAGGTAAATAGACATGCTGATAGTTCCTTGTAAACTGTTAGAGCAGGTGGTAGTTGGCGCTACGCGATCTGCACTTTTATTTATTAATCTATCCTAAATAGTTGCAGGTATAAGTAAAGATGCTATAATTAATTTTTAGGAGAATAAAATGGCATAGATAAACGAATACGCTTGTAAAGATCTGGTGTTTCACTTTAACAAGAAGAGCATCGACGACCCAACAGTTCCAGCTTGGGCTATTAAAACACATGGCGTGACGTTCTACGTGAATCACGTGACAGCAGAAATACCTTGGAGCACCAAGGAGACTCCCAATAACCCCAGTACTAAAGGCAGCATCAAGTTCAAACGATGTAAGTTGACCATTGACCAAGATAACTGTGCAACGTTATCCAAGTTAGGCATACTAGATCGTAACTTGCCCACACCACACCTGCCATACGACCGTATTATTGCCCGTGAATATTCTGAGCTTGCAACAGCGTTGGAAGCAGACGAATTCAAGCACAGCAAGATCAAGTATGTGGAAGGGGCTTGCAGCACTGAGTTCATCATTTGTGATATCACTGACCGGGACGATATGGTTATGCTTGCTCTCAAGTATCCAAATCAGTACCGTGTGCTAAATGCAAATGAAGCCTACTACAAGGACTACGATAGCCAATTCACTGTGCTAGATGCACGTGGTGGAGAAGGGTTCGATGATGACGACTTTTAAGTTCTTTGTTCCACACAGATTGTACGCAGAAATTAATACGTTGATACGCGAGAACAAAGTCAAGCATTGGCCGCACACTCGTGGAATTCATGAGTACGAAGGGAAAATGTCGCCCGGCTATTGGATCACCATTGAAGATGATCAACTGGCCAGTTACATAGCACTAAAGTACTAATTTTGCGTTAAACCTATTTAATGCTATAATTGGGCATGACTCGCAAAACACGATTAAATTTCGAAAGCTACAATGTGCCCGAGCACACGCAACAAGCCTTAGAGGATTTTATCTTTAGGGGATTTGAGCCGGGCAGCTTTCTTATGTCAGTACTGGGCAACGACTTAATGGGTGCAGCAAGTCGCAGCGACTATGCCAATCGCCCTAACCTTTCGAGCATAGCACTTTGGGTTATGCACAATGCTCCAACAAACTGCTGGGGCGATTTTAAAATAGTAATGGACTGGGTCAATGACACAAATGGTTGCCGCAGTGCATACGTGGACAGATATGAAAAGAGGGTAATGTGGGAAACGTTGTCGACTGCTGTGAAGTAATTGTACACTCCCCGGGTACCTTGGTGTGTAGGTGGAATAGGCATGCGCCTTCCTCTACTCCGTACCCAGTTTGGAAAATCATTGAACCCACAAGTGTACACGCAAACAGTTATTGGGCAACTCGGGCGCCAGGTCCGCTGGATACCAATAATGTTGTTAGGGTTGGCGCCGCGGGGTTAATAACACTTGAGCAATATGATCGTGCATGGAAAGATTACCGCAATGAAAAGTTATGGGAAATTCTAAAATGATATCACAGTCTAACGTTGGCAAGAATTCCCTGCGTTGTTCATGGGTAGTAGTTGAAACAGACTACGCAAATAAGATATTCGTAATTGAAGACATTGCAAATCTCACTGGTGGTACAACCATCACTAACGATGCCGAAAATGTGTTACACTACGTTGTAGGCCTGTTTGGCCCAGGGTGGCGAACAGTTTACAAAGACACCGACAATGAATGGTTTGAAATTCTTTGGAAAGAAGATAGCTTAGGCTGTTGGGTAGAATTCAAACGTTGGAATGGTCTTGCTTGGGATTTATTACAAAGGCAATTATGCGAAAATTCAAACTAATCGCACAACACTACGACATGGCGCCGGGCACCATTGTGTACAAGTTGTTTATCAGCATTGGCAACGATGTTTATACTGTGAACCCAGACTTGCCAGGCGAGCCACACCTGCGTGTGATCCCTGCAGAAAAACTAGAGGAAATCAAATGAAAGTTATTGCACAAATTGATTCAAGCAAAGTGTTATGTGAAGTAAGCTATGCAGAAATTGCGAAATTGCATTGCGTATCGGGCCCATATGACAAAGCATGGGATAGTGCCTGGGTTAAAGTGGGTGCAGAGCATGACATGGCAGAAGCATTTAAAGCCGTAGATGATCTCCGGGGGTTTGATAGAAGTCAGTTGCATTACATGCAACAGCGTGTCAATTCCATGAACGAGTCTTTTGCACAAATCAAAGAAGCATACGAAAAACTCATGTTGTTTGACACACTCAAAGAAGACCTGTCGGAATAATCGTAATACTTAGTATTACTTTGTTGTAAAAATACAACAAAATATTTCTATCTTTTTGGGCAATCTGCCCATTTTGGTGTTATACTAATGGCATAGCAACACACAGGAGTTAGAGATGTTTCAAAAGTACACAGACGCACTTGCATTGATGGACGCTACAATCGCAGTCAATGATGCAGTAATTGCAGCCAATGGTGAGTTTACTACATGGTACTACAGTGAGCAAGGCACAGAACTCAGTGCTCCTATTTGTAAAGCATGGGACAATCTGTATACTTTTGTACACGCCAATTTCCCTGCTCCAGTTAGCTTTGGAAATTCTCCTTACTCTGACCCAGCCAAAGAAAAGTATGCAGAGGATGTTAATGAAATGGTTGTGATGTTTGGCAAGGATCGTGCCACTCTAGAAGAAGAATTGCGTAAGATTCCGCCGGTTATTGCAGAAGTGGCGTTCCCGGTGTACATTGCACGTCACCTCTTGCGTGATCTGCGTTTAGCTATTAGCCCAGACCGCTTAACTACCTTTACTGAATTCCATCAGCGTTACGGTTACATGATCATCGCCGGATCAGACCAGCGCCGCAAATAAACCAAAACTGTGCTATAATATCACAAATGGAGAAAACAATGCAAGCACCTTGGGACGTAATCGCCGAACTTGAATCTGACAACAGCCGCCTGTTTAAGGAAGATGTTATTGCCCGCGAAAGCCGTGCAGGTAACAACGAACTGTTCAAAGGATTCCGTGCAGCATACGATGCAATGATCACGTTTGGCGTTAAGAAGGTCAAAGAATCCAGTCAAGACGGACCCGGCCTCACTGACAATGATTTTTGGGCTGTAGCAGATCAACTGCAAAATCGCACACTCACAGGTAATGCAGCACAAGCGGCACTGGATGCTATTATGGCACAGGCCACACAAGAACAATGGAATGGTTGGTATCGTCGCATTCTCATCAAAGACATGCGTTGTGGCACCAGCGACAGCACCATTAACAAGCATGCTGACCCCAAGTATCATGTGCCTGTGTTCACTTGCCAACTTGCACACGATGGTGCAAAGAACGAAGAAAAGATCAAGGGCAAGAAAATCATCGAGGTCAAACTTGATGGCATGCGTGTGATTACTATCGCGTATCCACGCGGTAAAGTTGATCAATACAGCCGTAACGGCAAAGAGTTGGTTAACTTTGAAGAAGTTAAACGCCAGATTGCTGCACAAGCTGCGGCATTCACTGAGCCAATGGTGCTTGATGGCGAAATCATGAGTGCTAACTTTCAAGACTTGATGAAGCAGGCCAAACGCAAGAGTGACGTCAACACCGACGATGCTGTGCTTAACTTGTTTGATATTCTGCCACTTAGCGAATTCCAAGACGGCTTTAGTACTCGCACTCAAGTTCAACGTAGTGCAGACTTGCTAGAATGGTTTACTCCTGTTGAAGATCACATGCCCAACGTTACTGTTGTGGGACAAGAAATCGTTGATCTGGATACCCCAGATGGCTACTCACGCCTTATGGAAATCAATGCACAAGCAATTGAAATTGATCCAGCAACAGGTAAGCCACGTTACGAAGGCATTATGCTCAAAGAGCTTGATGATGTTTACGAGTGTGATCGCACATACAGCTGGCTCAAAATGAAGCCTTTCATTGAAGTGTCGCTGACTGCTGTTCAAATTGAAGAAGGCACTGGTAAGAACGTGGGCAAGATGGGTGCTGTTATTTTTGAAGGCACAGATGACGGCAAGTTCATTCGCGTAAGTGTTGGTGGTGGATGGAGCGACAAGGATCGTGCAGAGATTTGGGCGTCACACATTGGCAAGCCAGTTGAATGGTCGTCAAAGGTTTCGGGAAAGACTCGCAAGCATACTGCAATGCCCGGTGCAACAGTAATCGGTGACGTGGGCGAAGTTCGTGCAGATGCTGCTACACTGAATCAAGACAGCACAGATGTTTGGAGCTTGCGATTCCCACGTTTTAAAACATGGCGTGGTTTTGCTAAAGGTGAAAAACTGTGATACCTTATACTACCAGCGAACGATTGGCCTTGCTTGAAGAACTTGAGCGAGGTGAGAAAATCGTCCTTCCCGTCAACGAGGATCATGCGTATCAAATGTTGTTTATAGCACAGTGCTATATCAATGATCGTAAGCAAGAAACATTTGACGCATTGGCCAAGGAACACAACAACAATCTCGGAGCTAAATGATGAAAAATTTCTTTGCAGGAGTAGGTGTTTGGTTTTGCATAATGTTTACGCTTGGATCCATTAATGTCATTGACTTTCACATTTGTGCGAAGTCGCCGGGGGCATGTTCAAAATGACATTGTGGTTAGAATTCAAAGAGATTTGGGACAAGGACGGTTGGGGACAACCTCGCACTGTTCCTAGCAAGATTGCATTATGCATCTATTTGGTGTACATACCATTTGCTGTCATTGGCACCATTTTGTACATGGAAATAATCCAACCCTGCTATAATGCAGTCAAACAATTTTTTAAAAAGTCTAAATAATGGATCTATTTGTACAGTATGACGAGCACTGCACTCACAGTCACCGAGAGCCCGAAGAGTACGGCAGCTGGCGCGAAGAATACGATTTTCGTGTTAAGGGTGTTAGCTTAACCAGTCGTGACCGTTGGGGCGAAGAAAAGCTGGGGTGTCTTGTGGAGGTTAAGGCAGGTGACCCAGTGTTTGTGCTTTACATGACCTATGACACAGGTGACACTTTCGGTCGTGCAAGCGGCAAAGGTGAAATCATTTGGGCGTTCAAAGACTCTGCGTTGGCAATGAAGGCCAAAGCACAATGGGAAGAAGAAAACAACAAACGCGATCCTGAGTTCAGTATCGAGTTCGAAGTTGATGGTGGTGAAAAAGTCCGACAAAGTAACCCAGCTGCTGGCTACTTTGAAAATGTAGGCTATATCGAAGTTGATACTTTTATAGTCAACCCATGAACCAAAAGCTCAAAGAAATTATGACCAAAGCCGGCTATGCTGCACCAGAGCTTGCAGGGCGGGCACATGTTTTATCTGAGCTGTTAATTGAGCACATGCTCGAAGCAATTGGTGATCACCAATTACAAGTTCCAGCCATCCAGCGTATCAAACACTCGTTTGGGCTGGAGTACCACGAACCCATTAAAAAGGTATTTGAAAAATGAAAAACTTTCTTGCTATTTGTTCTGCATTTATACGCTGGAGTTTTGGTAAACTAGGCGAGCGCCTAGTCGAAACACACCGTACATTTAAAAAGATGATCGGAACTGAGTTTATGTTGGCGCTACTGCTGTGGGTTCTTGGATCAATGGTCCTGGGCATTGGTGTATTGCTGGGCGCGGCACTTACTTTGCCCATAGACTGGTTAGACGATATTATCAAAGGATATATCATTCTAACGTTTGCGTATTATGTTCTAACTTGTTTACACGCTGCATACGAGTGCTTTGTTCGTGACCGACAAGAACTTTTTGACCAGTTAAAACGATGACTTTTAAACTACCCGATTCAAATGTTAAAGCCATTTATCAAAATCAAAGTGGCTTTATGATCATGGATGGTACTATCGGGTATCCAAGAGCAATGGTGAAGATCCTCCCCGAAACGCCTCACCACGTTCGTGACATGATCAATTACGCATTAGCAAAAGGATATTTGCAATGCGTGGCACACATTTACAATCACGAAGAAACGTTTAACCTTCTGAAAGATAAAGCCTAGACTTTATCAACACTTTCCTGTAAAATACAACTTTCAACCAACTAAGGATTACAAATGACCTGTAAAGGATACGACTCAAAAGCTGTTAAGATTAGCAAGCCAGTTAAGACATTGGCCGCAACAATCATGGACCGCAATGTTCGTGGTGCATTCATTCGCAGCTATGTGAAAATTGCACAAGCTGATGCTAATCAGCGTACTAACCGCAACAACCGTAACAAAGGCGATAAGTGAGTTTAGAGTACCACTTCAACAATGATAATCCCGATCTTGATATCGCGGAGCGTCATCGTGACATCCAGAACTTGCTGTGGAAACACCAGTGTGAAGTAACCTTCACCAAAGTGAATGGTGAAGTGCGTACTATGCCTTGCACTCTAATGGCAAGTGCATTGCCTGCTCGTGACGCTGCAACCTTGCATGAAACTCGTTTGTTTAAACCAGAAACTCTCAGTGTTTGGTGTTTGGATAAAAGCGAGTGGCGCAGTTTTAAAACTGCAAACGTAACTCATATCCGAGTACTATCTTGACCATTAGCAGAAGTCCATCTAGAGGAACTTTTAGTATGTCGTATCATGCGAAAAAACTAGAAGAAGATTCTAGCAACGAAACCGCCAAGAAACTCCTTGAACTGGAGCAGCAATGGCGCACAGAAATTCTTCTCAAAGAAGAAGACCCTGAATGGAAGAAAGACAATCTAGAGTATGATCTACGCACAACAGATTGGATTCTGGAAAAAGTACGTACACGGGATGATTATGCCCAAAACTTGTATGCTGCAATGTGCAATCGCGAGTTTCAACGTCTTGATGTAATGCCAATTCTCAAAGACGAAACTTGGGGATGCAGCTGGCGTTATGCTGGCGGAATTATTGCAGACATGCAAGAAAAAGGTGACTACATTGATTGGTACTGTAGTGGTATCCGAGATTCGGACCAAGAAACTGCGGACACAGACTCACTGTATGTACCCGAAGGTACAGTCACTGACGAAGTGCGTGAAGACCTTAATCGTCTTGGCTGGGCAGTGCTAGACGATTAAATGGTTAAATTAGTAGTTGCAATTTGCTAACGCAATTGCTACAATAGACTCAGCTGTTGAATACAGCAATTTACTTTAGGAAAATATATTATGTTTAATTTAGAAACTAAGACTGGTAAGGCTTTTAAAGCAATGGTACTCGACGGCGAGACCCTAACACCCGCAGAAGCTAAGAACCGTTATGGTATTGGCAACCTATCTGCAGAAGCAACACGTATCCGCCAAGCAGGCTTCGCTATCCACACTGATAGCCGAGTTGCAGGCAATGGTGTTCGTGTAACAGAATACAAACATGGCAAAGCAAGCCGCAAGGTTATTGCTGCTGGCTACAAAGCATTGGCTCGTGGCTTAGTCTAATTCGGTTACATTCCTTTAAAAACAAAGGCTCTTCGGAGCCTTTTTTCTTTACAAAATTTCCATTTGACTATATAATCGTACTATGCGTATAAATGTTATCAGTGATTTGCACCTAGAGTTTAGCGACCTAGAGCTGCCAGGTGGAGAAGTACTAATTCTCAGCGGAGATGTTTGCGAAGCCAAACACGTTAAAGCTGAGTACGATATCAACAACATTCTAAATGAAGGAAGCCCAAGTACTGGCAACTTCAAACGTAGTGATCGTTACACTCGTTTCTTTCACGAAGAATGCTGCAAGTACGACAAAGTGTTTTATGTAGCAGGCAACCATGAGCACTACGGATACACCTACCATAAAACCATTCCTCATCTAAAGGAAATGATGCCCGCTAACGTTACCGTGCTGGAAAAAGAAGCAGTGGAATACAACGGTGTATTGTTCCTTGGTGGCACACTGTGGACCGACATGAACAAGAATGACGAGCTTACTCTGTATCATATGAAAAGTATGATGAACGACTACAGGCAAGTCACCATGCTCAACGAAGCCAAAAATGTGTATCACAGATTGGTTCCTGAGCATACTGTTGCAGAGCACGTTAAGACCAAGCAGTTGTTTAGATTCTTCTTAGAAGAAAACCGTGCAAAGAAAAACTTGCCAGTGGTTGTATGCACACATCACAGCCCTAGCAAAGTTAGCACACATCCTCGATACACACATGATGTTATCATGAACGGAGCATACAGCTCGGACCTCAGTGAGTTTATTCTGGACAATCCTGAGATTAAGGTTTGGACACACGGACATACTCACGACATGTTCGACTATCAAATTGGCGACACTCGTATTATTTGTAACCCACGTGGCTATAAGAATTACGAGCAACAAGCCGAAGAGTTCGACCCAACGTTTGGGTTCGATATTTAAGCTATTATAGCTATTCATTTTATATAAGGAAAACAATGAAAAAAATTGCAATCGCCATTACTATGGCACTCGCAGCAGCTACTTCTTTTGCTGATTCTGCATCCATCGAATATCAAAACGTCAATGGAGTTAAAGGCGCAGCAGACAGCCAAATTATTAGCACCTCTATCCGCCGTACATTTACTGATTCAGTAACTGGCGATTTCCTGTTGTCGACTGCACAAGCCGAAAACACTAATGCAGTCACTAGCCGGTTTGAAGTTGGTGCTACTGTAACTGCTCCGGTAAGCGGAAATGTTAAAGGGTATGTTCGTGCCGCATTAGGTGAGCGAGTTGTTGCAGCCAATAACTTTACATACTACTCAGTTGAGCCAGGTATTACTATGCCAGTTGGAATTCTTACTGCTAAAGTAGGCTATCGTTATCGCAGTGCAGTTGATTCGGTTAATGGCGACCAAACTCATACGTTGCGAGCCGGCGTAAGCTACCCGTTTACCAAGAATGATAATATTGGTGTACGATTTGACCGAGTACGCGGGGATAACACTCAAAATATTACAGTAGTAAACTACACACGTAATTTCTAAACTGTTGACTTAAGTTAACAAACAGCCTATACTACGGTATAGGCTTTTTTACGGCCGTGGAGATATATGGCATATTACGGAAATATAACACTAACCGCCCCTAGTAGTACATGGAGCACAATTGCAGCCAGCAGTCTTACTGGTACTTCTTACACTCTCGGAACCTCAACTGGTACGTGGGCAGACGACACATCAAGTACTGTTGTAATCAACAGACAGGGCATTACCCTACAAGAAGAAGCAGACCTAGTACTAGGTGGCAGAAGCGTTAAAACCATGCTAGCAGCCATCGAATCTAAGCTAGCAATACTCAGCCCTAACCACAAGCTAGAAGAGGAGTGGGAGGAGCTAAAACGCCTCGGCGATGCATACAGATCTTTGGAAAAAGAAATCCAGGAAAAAGCCAAGACTTGGGATATTTTGAAGAAATGATAGTAAACTAAAAAATAAGTTTACTGTTATAATGTACACATATGAACAATACTATTACCGTAACTGGTACAGATAGAGCAACCCTAGCGGCTGCATGGTGCAATAAACATTACAACGAATCCGAGTGGACAATGGATATATCAACTACACTTTTTAGTAATAGCGATTACCATTTTAGATTTTCAAATGATTCCAATGCCAGCGAGTTTGCATTGAGATGGCGGTAACTTTAGTTGTTTATGAATTTACTCTAAGTGACGTAGACGATCCCGAAATCTACGCTGCTGTACCTTTGTTTGAATGGCAGCAAACCGACGCCGGGAAATGGGTCATGGAACATGCAGTCGAAACTCCGCAATGGGGACGATGCAATGACTATCGCACGTACTCACTTATGTATAGAGTGACAGCTAAACTCAAAGAAGCGGATGCAACATTTTTCAAGCTAAAATATGATAAAACTTAGCCACCAAGAATGGAGACAAATCTCAGCTCAACTTAAACAAGACTGGGCACATAAGCCAAGTGTGTTTATGCTTCGTGACGTTATGAAACGAGAGTTGGGCTTCACTACCCGAGATCATAATGTGTGGGATCCAATGTCAGGATGGGTCGGTGTTATGTATTTGGACTTTTACGATGATGCCAGCGAAACAATGTTTAGATTGAAATACCTATGAGCGAATTTCTAACTATCTTTCCTATTATGGGACCTAGCGGCACACCGCATTGGAGAGTAAGCTGGGACGAAAGACGTGGACTAGTTCGTTCCTCAGTTCAGTTAAAACGCATTTGGGACATGGCGTTTAGCACAGGTGCATTTCATGTTGTTTTTATCAACGCAGATAATTATCTAACCGTGGATAGCATACTCGCCGCAAGCGATAGCGAGTTACCTGTGGAGCGTGTGCTAGAACAACTTAACGGTATTGCTGCACTGGCATTTCCAAAAGAAGATCAAGCTAAAAAGTTTGCTGACGATTTAGAAAAGGTTGTGATGTGGAAACTGTTGCAGCGATCCGACTATGCTTAAGGTTGGCGAACGTTTTATCATTGCTCCGGATGGGTTAGTGGATAAAGAAAAGCTAGTAATACTTGTGGACTATCAATACTGGGCAGACCATGTTGGCGAACTCATTGAGTGGTGCAGCGAGCGTGGAGCAGTAACACAAGGAATGACCGTTGTGGTCCCAGACGAGATGACGTTAACAGAATTTGTATTGAGGTGGTCATGAGTTTTCATAAAATTGTGTTACCCACGATCCGGAAAGTTATGCCAACCCTTCTTGCACGAGACATCATCGGTTCGCAGCCAATGAATGTTTCTTATTCGTCACTTTTCCAGTACAACCCAAAAATGTACAATGTTAAGTACTGGCCATATCAGTTAAACCTTGATCACGGGCCATGGGACCAAGTTCACAACGCAGAACGCTGGTGTTACGAAAACTTTAATTCACGTAATTGGAAGCACAGCGGAAGACAATTTGTGTTCAAGCGACAGTCGGATGCCACACTGTTTGCACTGAAATGGCTATGATCTATAAAATTGAACCGTTGCGATGCAGAGTACGAGTCAAGCATTATTCAGATCCGCCCTCTTACTACAATGCAATAACCGAAGCAGAAGCAGTAGAGATCACCGAATGGGTAACTGAACGTGATATGGGTAAACGCATATCCTATGACATTTGGAAACTAAAAAGCAGGGCCTGTGTGACGGCCTTCTTGCTGCATTGGGGCACCAAGTAAAAAGTATTACATTTCTGTAATAACCCAGAATGTGCTATAATTGGCACATGAGAGTCTGGAACGGTAAACATATAAAAGTGCTGCAAGATCGAGGATGGATTAGAGTATTCATCCCGGTTCGCGTCATGGCAACACGCGACTCGCTTAAGCTAATGAATTGGCTTAAAACTGAAGACTACGGTGGCCGATACTATCCAGCCGGAATACTGTTGGGCAATGGCGAAGCGGGATTTGAATACTACTTTGAAGACCGAGTTGCTGCCCAGATGTTTGTGTTGAGGTGGGCATGATCGAAGTAGACGTAATAAACGACCAGGGCATGTGGCACCAATGGTGGCGTAACTTTTACAACTATCACATGTCACAAGGTATTGACATGGAAGACGAGCATGAGATCACACGAATGCTAAAGGAGTGGAATGCCATTGATAAAGATCCAGAGTCTAGTGTGTTCTACTTTGAATACGAGCGAGATCAGCTGATGTTTATGCTGAGGTGGTCATGAGTCACTTGCCACGCAATGGTCGATACGAGCTGTTTACCTATGCTGGACAAACTCGTTGCTTTGACGACACAGACGATGTTTGTGTTAAAGGATCACATGAAATGTTTGAGTGGTTACGTAAACAGCCCATTGAATTGTGCAAGCCAATGGACAATTCAAATACTGCGTTTTACCTTACACCCGAAATGTATCTAATTTGGAAGCTAAAATGGGTATGATTACACCCGGCGTTTTTGATACTTGGCATGTGATGACTGATCATTACCGTGCAGAAGTTCTAAGAGACATTATTAGATGGTGCAAGGATAACGTTGCACTAAACGACCCTGCTGTGTCCTATCACTGCCGTAAGTATTCATTTACATACGAGCGTTTTCCACGGCACACAAACTTTGTTTTTGATAGAGAGGCAGATGCATTAATTTTTGCACTGAAATGGGCATGAAAAATAAAACAATCATAGTTGATCTTGAAACATGGATGCCAACTGTGTTAGGTAATACTACTGGTGGTATTCCGGCTGGCACAATGAATGTAATCGGCATGGGTCGCCAAACTGGTAAAAGCATGTACATGAAGTTATTGAAAAATCGAATCTACGATACTAACTTATGTAAAGAAATCTTTTTACCAATGCATCCTGCTACAAAACCCAAGTATCAATTCAGTCGGGCTAAATGGTATAGTGCTGAGATAACGGGTCATGCAACGTGGCGCATGTCAGACGAGTATAACAGCATTATTGAATGGTGTACTGAACAGTTTGGGCCGCATCCGACCAAGCAAGATGCCTGGAGTCGCTGGTGGGTTGGTTTAGGAGTTATCAACTTCCGTGACGAAAAGGATTTTGTGTTTTATAAGTTGAAGTGGCAATGAGACTGATTCCAAACAATATCATTATCACAGAACAGCTAACAATTCGCAAAAGAATTATGGAGGGCATTGATAAATGGGCACTGTGGCGTTGGCCCAATCACATAGGCCCTGTCCGTCACAGCGAAAACACATTGAAACTACTTGAAGAGGAATGCGGAATACAGATGCATATACTACCCGAAGGCCAAACCTTGTACGGGTTTACTATGACAAATGAAAAGAAGTATGCTTGGTTTTTGTTGAGGTTTCAATGAAGTTCTTTCGTAAAGTAAAAATTCCAGAAGCATATGCTCGCGTAGAGTGGTGCCGTATGACCTTAGGCAGAGATTGCAAAGGTGGCAACTGGTGGAGGCATCGCGGGCACCTTTACTTCAAAGACGAACGAGCGTTTATGATGTACGAGTTAAAGTGGTCATGACAGACGCAGTCAAATTAGAGTGGGAAGATATTTGTCACCATAAGCATAGATGCGAGGGCGGAAAAATGTTCCATCACATTGTGCCCGACTACCGCACATACTCAAAAGCCATGCATTGGTTGCGAGAAGAGCGTGAGTATAAGTTTATATGCACCGAAGCTGAATGGGAAGCACACGGTGACAATTTTAGATACACTGGCAGATATATTTTCAAGTTCTTGTGTGAGCAAGAACACATTTTGTTTGCGTTGAGGTGGGCATGACACACGATGTTTGTATCAGTATTAAGCGGGATCAAGTTCTTCCAGATGTTTTTACTTGGCTGCTACATCAAAATTTATATCAGAAAAGAGACTGGGACTTCACAAAGCCAGACTACTTTAAAGACGACTGGGATTACACATTTAAATTTGTGCGTGAAGCAGATGCTACACTGTTTGCGTTGAGGTGGGCATGAAAGTTGAATTTAAACATTGCCCAGGCCGATACTATGAGTGGGAATGGTACTACAGTCCACAAGGTCCAGAGATGGGAGAAGTATACGGCTGGTGTTGGGCCACATTCGGTCACCCGGGACTAGCATTAGGCAATGGAACTTGGGATAACCACGGCGGATGGATTAAGTTTCGCAGAGAAGAAGATATGACTCTGTTTATGTTGAGGTGGGCATGATGTTTTACTGCGAACGTCAACCTTACTTTAGAAATTCCAACAATTACTTTCGTGACAATATCAATCACTATGAGATACTGTATAATGATTGGATGTTGAAAGAGTACAAAACCGTACTACTGAGCAAAATGGGTAGCTACAGTGACGTAGAACATCATTGGGCATTTAACACAGAAGAAGATAGAACATTTTTTATGATGAGGTGGGCGTGAGGTATATCCCAAACACTGCCGATTTTACCAACCCTGATGTATATACATACATTAGTTTTAATCGGGTAAACCTAAGTAGTACTGAGTCATACGAATGGTGCCTTAATCACGACGGTGTAGGTGCGTTTGCATTGGGCGGCCACGGCGTTTATTTCGAAAATGAAAAGGATGCTATAATATTTGCACTAAAGGTATCAGGATGAACAGCAAACAACGACGAAAAGACGCCCGAGTGTGGCAATGGCATGTAACACTATCCTACGAAAAAGTTCGTGAAAATGAGTACGATCGTATGTGGGATTGGTGTGTTGCTATGTTTGGTAATAACAATCGCCCAACTGATGGTGGCTGGCGCGAAAAACATTTCCATGTTGGCACTCACTGGCAATTTGCAAGCAAGGAAAAGGCAACTTTGTTTATGTTACGTTGGGCATGAAAGTAAAAGACACACTGCAAATTAATTCAATCTACCATACGGTCCCCGAACGCCTGCGGGAGTTTGTGGCAGAGACTCCTTGCCTGTACACAAATGACGGGGATGCTATTAACATTGTGTGTCATTATTTCCCTTACTGGCAGTACAATGGCGCTGCACCGTTTGACGAAATCATGCTGTGGTGTGAAGAACACTTTGGGCGTGACTGGCTTTGGAGATTCGAAACAATCTTCTTTAAACACGAACGTGACAAGGCAGTGTTCTTAATGAGGTGGGCATGAGTTTAAAATTTCACGTGGGCCCAGGTGATCAAGTATATCATTGCTGGAAGAAGGCCGTTAATACCTCTTGGACGCCCGAGCGTGGCGTAACTGGTACTATTGCTTTTGTTGCCGTTGAGTATGGTTGCAAAACGGCACATATACACAAAAAAGAACATACACAATTTACTACTTCAGTGGATTTAGAATTCAATAACGACGCCGATTTAGCAATGTTCTTATTGAGGTGGTCATAATGTGGTATCCTGTAACTGTTGCATGTCGCAATATTATTGAAGTGTCAGAGCGCCAGGAATGGGCACAAGAGCATGGCATGAACTTGCTTAATCGCACATGGGAAGTAGTTGATAAACGACAGTATGTTACCTTCAACTTTCAACATGAAAAAGATGCTACAATGTTTGCATTAAAGTGGTTGTGACAGCAAAATACAGTCGCAGCCGAGCACTACAACATCGTGTGGAAGTTCCACATTCAGGTGGTTGGGTCTGGGGCAAGGACGAGAGGTTTGAGTGGTGTAAACAGAACTGTGTGGACGATTACAGGGGTGCCATGTTTCGCCGGGACCAAACTGTGTGGCATTTTATATCCGAGCAAGATGCTGTATTATTTGCATTGAGGTGGTCATGAAAGTTCTAAGATACAATGCTAGGTTTGATAAAGACAACAATACCTTTAAGACCTGGAAGATGGTCAATGCTGTTATTCAACAAAACATGACTCCTGAAATACGAGAGCAATGGATGAACGATGGGTATGAAGGTATTGCTGAGAGTGGGCCTAAATACTTTGGCATAAATCGTATCTATCGTGATGAGCAAGAATCAATGACATTTGAGTTCACTGAGCAGCAGTGGACTATGTTTGCATTGAGGTGGTTATGACCCGAACACTTTATATATCAGATACTTACAGAACAAGCCCGCAGGTATACAAAAACTTTTACAAGAAAGTAATGGAACCACAGTTAACCAGCGGGAGCGGCAACCTAGTTAGCGGAGATGTACTTCTAAAAGAGTATAATGCACATTGGGACAATATATCCAAAAACATTGTATTTGACACAGAACAAGATTTAGCTTACTTTTTGCTAAAGTGGTCATGACCTATGACGGCCGGTGGTATGTGTTTAAGCATCAAGTATACCCTGGGGCAAAACGCCGATGGTGTATTCAAACGTTTGGCGACACTACCTGGGGCGATATTTGGTACTGTTATGACGGCACTTTCTTTTTTAAAAATGAACAAGATGCTATAATGTTTGCATTGAGGTGGGCATGATTGAAGTGGATATTGATACTCAAATTGGTGGCGGGCGACACAAGTGGTGGCTAAACTTTCGTGACCACTGCGAATCAGAAGGGCACGATTTCAATGATGCCGAATCCATCACTCGTGCCCTCGAAAAATGGAACGCCATTGATAAAGACCCCGAGTCTACCAAGTTCTATTTTGAAAACGAACATGACTATTTGTTGTTTATGTTGAGGTTTGCATGAACTGGTGTTTCTGGCGTAAGCAATATCAAGTCTCTATACTAGAGAATGGCTACAATGTTAAAATTGTCAAGAAGATGAGCGCCGACGGAAAAATCGACATGGAAGTATTTGACTACATTAAACAAGAGTTTAACGCACACCGTAAGTGGAGTTGGGATACCAAGGAGAATTTTCTAGTGTTCGACAATGAGCAGGATTACACAATGTTTTTACTGAGGTTTGCATGATCTTAGATCGTCACACGGAAATAATGGAAGAGATCAAACGTGAGCTGTATGAGTTAGAATCTAGTACAGTAGGATGGACTCAGGTTGAATATCCGTATGGATTCAAAAGCCGTTATCACGCAATCGACATTGAACTGTGGGTAAGTGAAAACTGCGGTGAATTTAAAAAGTATGGTAGAACTTTTTACTTTAAAGACGAAAAAGATGCTAGCGTATTTTTATTGAGATGGACATGATCGAGATTACAATCAGCAAGAAACTTCGCAATGTATACGGGGAAAGTGGTACACAGATTGCTTGGAAGTGGTGCTTGGATAACTTTGGGCCACCGGAACCCAATGGCAAGCGTTGGGCATGGGACACTGGCCGAACATTTTGGTTCCATAAAGAAGAAGATGCTACACTGTTTGCATTGAGGTGGTTATGATACGAATGGATCTTGTTAAAGACTTTGCACCTACCCCGGTGTGGAACAAATTTGTTGCACACCTGCAAGAACAAGTGGGGCCACAGGCAGTAACCGACGATCATGTTAATACGGCACTAGCCGAGTACTGTGCAGTTTATCACATGGTGGATGTGGGCAACGTATATGAAAGTTCTGTTATGCACTGGGTCGATTTTGAAGATGAAGACTTGTACTCTTGGTTTATGTTGAGGTGGTCATGATTAGCATATTGTTATCAGACAAGGGCAGTACTCCTGCACAA